TCCACAGCAGCCTGGGATGGGAAGATACTTCCGTTCTTCCACAAACGCACAGCTACGATAGAAGGAGCGGGGTTCCACTCCTTACGCACACCACCCTTGCGGGCTGGTGCTACAACTTCCTCAACTTTAGAGGAACTCAAAAAGCCTAACAAACTGTTCATGTCTGTTGTTGTGTTTAAAGATGAATAATCACGAGCTTGTAACGAGCTTATCTGCAGGAAGGAACACTTCGTTCCAGTCCATCGGGAATTTTCTACCGGCCAGCCGTGGTATCCTTGCACCCATTACATTGTTCTCAAAGGTCTCAAAGCTGATCTGTAGGCCCGGTTTACCTGGTTCACGATACATGTACCCGATGACATCCGCCTTCGCGCAGACAATGGCACCGAGTCTTCCTGTGAGGGAGATGTCGTTCACGGAAACATCTATCCCTCCCTTATTGATAACCTTGTCCTTGATGTGGGACACCAGTATCAGGTGCTCACAAATAGTGGATAGGCGGTCAATCTGAAATATCACTTCCTGTCTGAGGTGGTAGTACCCTGCACCTTGCGGCAGTTCCAGCACACTCTTACCAGTGAAGTTCTTACCGATAGTGGTCAGCTTATACTTCTCCGTAGCTGTCACCTCGCAGTAGTCTTCCATTTTGTCAATGGTGTCCACGATGAGGAACTTGTACGGAGGTCTCGGCTTCTTACCGGTACGGTTGAATTCTGCCACGCCTTCTGCAAGGATGGCCTCATACACAGCATCAGATGATGTGTAGGCTAATGTTCCATCCGGGTTATAGCCAGTACCGCCGGATATGGAACTGATAGGGATCTTGAGCGAGGTAATCAGTTCAGTACCGCGTTCGTAGTCGAGGATCATTGCACGGTGACCTGGGTCATCGGGATGATCGAGCTTAGCAACTTCTGTGGTCTTTCCTATCTTGGGCGGACCATAGAAGATACTGATTCTGGGGTTGATCCTACTGGGCGCTATTGGCGCTTTTGGGAGGGCGAGAACTCCTGACATAGTGCTTCAATTTCTGTTGCTTTGTTATACCATGGTGTCATGGCGATTACGTTACTTCCTTCAATGGGCAGATCGTACACAGTACCGGAGAGACCATCGAGGAAGAGTGGTATCAGCCGGCTTGATATACCATACCTGTTCTTCATCAGGTACAAGCCTCTGAAACACTCCCCAAGATTCTCTCCATCATCCGACATCAGCGTATAGCCGTGGAACTTGTCAAAGTCATAGCTGGCGGGATTGACCAGTCCAAAGACCAGGTCTGCATCCCTGAATGTCGCCTTGCTATCACCGAAATCAAGTCGCTGTGGCGCTATGGACTGTGGATTCTTCTTGTTGGTACGATGGAAACTCATCAGGTCTGTGGAGAACTGCTGGATAAAGCAGGTCGTGCAATGGAAGATGTTCCTGAGAACAATGCCATACTTACTCATCCTGTCCATGATGTGCTTGGTGTCCAGCTTCTGTTCAGAACCAGTCAGTGCCAAGTGATCAATAACCAGGAATGTGATAAGATTCGGATCATTAGGCTGGTAGCCTTTCACATAACCCTTCCTGCCTTTAGCTCTATCTTCTTCACTCACCTCTGCTCTTGTAACGATACCCACTTTCTCGAAGTGAGCACCGATAAGATCTTCAAATATCTTGGTCGGATGTATCACATCTTCCACGAACACGATGTCTTTCATCATTTCCAGTACCAGTGCATAGGCCTTCAGGATAAGTGCCTCGTGTGCCTTGGTTACTCTCTTACCTTCAATACGTCCCAGAATGTAATCACTCGGTAACCGGATACCCCACTTCTGGAAGATGATATGCGAGACCCAGCGGGCGGTCTTATCCATCTTGCCCACTTCAAATGAGCAGTAGAATATCTTGATCGGTCTGCCCAGTCGCTTAGCATCTTTCCACGCATTGAATACGAACATGAAATCGGCGACGGTAGTCTTGCCCACGGAGCTATCAGCTCCAATGAGATAGTACCTTGCCTGGTGAATACCGTAGGTGTACTTGTCCAGTCCCGGTATACCACTGCGCAGGCCAGTGTTGAGTCCCTGCATACCACGCTTTACCTGGTACAGGAAGTCATTGGTCGGTAGCATTTCCCATTGCTTCCATTGTTCCCACAGAACTGGGTCGACACCTTCAGGCGCCTCTCCAATCTCGTCGGTACTGGCCGCTTTGTTCATGATCTCGATAGCTTCTGCCTCAGCCGAGTTTAAAATGAGATTTAGACTCATTGTTGATCTGGGATTTTATGTGTTGATTCAATGCTTCGGGTGAGGTAGTACTGGCTGCAAGGGCTTCGTAATCGGTTCTCCAATCACCTTGCGCAAAGTAGTTGCCCACCGCTTTCTTATAATTCGTGCTGCTCTTGTAATAGAGCATCACACTCTTCACCAGCAGCTCATAGTTCACACCATTCTTGATAGCTGCCATGAATGCCTTCAGTCCAGTCTCACTGAACTTGTTGGCAGCATATACACCACCCTTGTTATCGGGCAAGTGCTTTGGTACTTGTGCATCTGCAATGAGCTTGATAAAGAGCATTTCGAACTCGGGCTTGGACGTCGGTACCGGGATAGTGCTGGGCAACATGTTCGGAATCGTTGCCACAGCCGTACTCACGATATCGGCATAGAACTTAGGAGTGAATACATACTTACCATTGTCCATGATAACATACCCACCCATAAGCAACTGGTCAAGCAACTGCTTGAGTGCTAAGTGTGACATGCTTTTCAATTATACGTGATTTGTCAAAGTTCTCTGTGGCACTCCTGTACCACTTCTCATCTGCCGTGCCTTTAGCAACGAGGATAATGATACGGGCGACATGATTCTCACGCCACCTGATGGTTCGTCCTATCCGTTGTATCAAATTAAGCTCTTTGGAATTTAGCTGAACGATAAGTATCTGATCCATGTTCGGCAAGTTCTTGCCTTCGTTCAACGCTTGTACTACTCCAAGATACGATAATTTTCCATCACGAAAGTCATCAAGTTTAGCACTTGTTGTACTACTATTATACACCTGGTCTCCACATAGTTGTGCACTTTGTTCGATGCTTCCGCAGAATATTAACGTACGTTCACCCGACTTTGCAATAGTGTCCAAAACCTCTCTTGCAAGTCTCTGCTTGCTCTTGAGATTTGACAGGAACTGGGTACGCTTCTGTATCCAGGAAAACTTGAGACCTTCTATCTTCATATAGGTCGCACGCTGCAGTTGCTTGGTCAGGTACTGGTAATGCTTGAGCTCAGTGGTCAGGAACGATTTCTTCTTAGTACCGGATGGCACATCATAAGTGGTATTGTCCAGATCCATCTTCAATACGTAGATCTGGAAGTCACTCACTACCTTGAGGTCTACAGCCATCTCCAGCGGTACTTCGAACACCGATGGACAGATATATTTTATCAGTGCCATCTTCTCCTTGTCGTTGTCCCAGTACTCACCCGGGAGCGTTGCTGTGAGACCCAGTACCGAGAAGACCTTGTACTCGTCACGGCTGAAGAAGTTGGCATTGATAGGTGTGAGATGGTGCACTTCATCAAGTATCACCAGGTCAACATCCCGCTGGGGTTTCTCCTTCTGGAGCGACGCCCAGCAGATCAACTTCACTTTCTTCTCAAGACCGGGATGGCCTCGTGCAGCCATCTCGTTTGGCCAGTCCACATCTCTGAGTGTCTCGGTAGGCACTACGATATAGACCAGCGCATTTGGGTCAGCTTCAAGCGTCTCCGCCGCTGCCCTGACACCGATACCTGTCTTGCCGGTACCGGTAGCCATCTCCATCGTTCCGCGCCTGCTTGCTTTCAACCAGGCTCCATAGCCCTGTGCTTGCAACCAGGTCTTGCGTTCTTCTACAGTCATCATGTCGACCATGTGCTGTATCTGTTCTTTCGTTAGGTTCATGTCTTGCTGTTTATAGATTGAACAATAGCTTTTACCTGTGCCACGATACCATCGAGCGAGGGACTGGCAACGAGATCTTGCCTGCCTTGTGTCTTGCCATTCTCGAATTCTATCCAACCTCTCCACTCCTCGGTACTGGCGTACCAGTAAAACCATATCTTGGTGATCTTATCCTTGCGGAACGGATCTTTGATGATAGCGGGAAGATCGAACTTCTCCCCGCTACCGAGCATTTTCATATCCATAGCTTAGCCCTCCCCTCCCAACTCTTCGTCATCGTCATCATCCTCCGGCATTGTCTCATCCAGTCTCCAGCCGGCAGTAGTTTTCAGATCTGCTTCCAGCAGCTCCCATGCTTCTTGTTCAGATTCGGCACTGGTAGTGTAGGTAGCACTGGTGTTCTTCTGTACGAATGCGTACGTGGTCATTCTTTGTGATTTTGAGGGTGAATGTATCGGTTCCTGAAATAGTCCCAGCTCTCCTTCCAGTCGTTCCCTTCAGTCTCCAACACAGCTCTGTAGAGCTTGTCGACTGGTACAGGATCAGGATTGGAAAGGAGAGCAAACACGGGACAGTCTTTGTGTTGTGATTCTGCGTCATGTTCTCCATGCCACAGCTTGCACCACGCCCTGAAGGCTTGTTCGTTCTCTGTAATACTCTGTGGTAGTTTCATTTTATGAGTCCCTTCTCCTTTAACTTTTCGATGCCACGATCCGTTACCCAATAGACTCCGGTTGCATTGTCATCAACTATGAGTCCACGGGATAGCAGAGGCTTGGCGTGTGGCAGGTACCATATCATGGAATTTCCCACGTTGTGCTTGTACACTTCCAACAGTCTCTGCCATCCCTTTTCAGATAATGGTGCCATGGTATCACTTTACGATGAATAATTTGTTCCTTGCCCTTGTAGCAGCTACGTACCGTATCCTGTTGGACTCTTCGAATCCAACGATCTGGCGTGCTACATCGATGTCCCATTCCATGGAGATGCAATAGTCGTAGGTACTGCCCTGTGACTTGTGACCGGTCAGGCAGTAGTTGTACTTTGTCCAGGCGAATTTCTTCTGCATGTTATAGAACTGCTTCCACATCT